CTGGGTCACGGGGCTGTATACAACGCGGAGCCTTCTCCGGATTGACATATTCCATCTTGATGAATGCTATACTGCACGCATCAATTCTGGATAATCCAATTGTTTGTAACTTCTTTAGTGCATTCTCGTAAATCGTCCGTCGTCGACCAGTGTACGTCTCCAAAACTTGTTCGAAGGAAAACATGGTGGGTTCAGGGATCTTACCTATTAGCCTGCGCTTGAAGGGGTCCAAACGTTCAGTGAACATAGCCCGGTTCACTGGAGGTGGAGCTACGAAGGTTCCATCCACTTCGCAGTAGTACATGCGCGTTAACAGCGCACACTCCAATGTACTGATGTCCCCATTATTTACCCCGAGGCTAACGTTGTGGGACAACTCCTTTATGGAGTACAACGTACGGGGCCGGCTGACTTCCTTAGCATGTCGTGTTACGCTCAGCCTAGGGTCACTCAACATAGTCGAGTGGCTCTTGCCTAACACGCTGCCAAGGCAACCTCAGGGCCCGAGACCCGCGCCACGGCGCGGATCTCTGGATGCTGCTCCCTCTGGACGAGGGGCGCAGGCCCTGGCTAACCGCTGCCACACATTGATAGGTGCAGCATTATTCACCTCTTCCCGGAGGTTGCCAACGCGGTTGCTCGCTAGCATTTTGGCCCCAAGCAGGTCATAGTCGTCAGGGACAAAGACCCCGGCCACAATTTGCTCAACGACACTTCGAGTGGAGCTAGGGCGTAAACCATGCTTCACCATATCGTTGTATGCCATGCGGCGCACCATAAGCTTGTTCGCTGCATTCGGGGGAGGGCATCCTAGTCGGGTCTTATAGCCGTCGACCATAACAGCGACGTAGTTCCCTTTATTCTGGTGCGGTAACCTCCGATGCCGGGAGACCTCCACCACATCCTGTTTGAGCGCAAACACCTTGCTCGGTGCTGCATCCTCGAGGAAGCTGGCAGGGTCGACAGGTGGCTCGACCACCTGGGCGGCCAATGGCCGCTCGTTGGGTAGCAAATCCAACGCTTCCTTGGTATCCAATACCAAGGGCATCCCACCCAAAGGTGAGGTCGGCTGAGCAGGCCGAACATAGAGAGGGCACGAGAACTCATTGTTCATGTAGACCGCCACAGGAGCAACTGTGGTAACATGTCGTTCTACCGGACTGTGATTGTACTCGATGCACTGCTCAGCGAGATTATCAGGATGTTTCCTAACACTCGCAATCTCTCTCAGAATTTCTGGGTCGTCTCGTGTTTCGCAGCATAGCCATTTGCGGATGAACTCCATAGTTCTCGGTATACCTTGTC